TCAACCAGTATGCGGATAGTCAAGACTACCGAACTTTGACCAAAAAGATCAATGGCGGGTTCATTGGCCTCGATGACCGGATCAAACACATCAACCATGCACTGTCTGTCCTGACATAATTAGCCATGGCCACCAAACAGCAACAACTTGAAGCACCATCAATGCCGAGTCTGGGTTATCCCCCAGAGGGGTATGAGCGCAGGCATTTCAACGAGAACAATGGTGCTTTAAACAATTACCTGAGAAAAGTCACATCGGTGCTGGGGTCTCTGTTTGGACCAAAGGGCGGCAAGTTTATGAATACCCCCCATGGGGCATTTCAAGACTCAACCGACCAAGTGGCTGCCAACACCACCACGGCCTATGCGGTCACATTTAACACGACAGACTTTTCCAATGGCGTGACAGTGGCCAGTAACTCTCGGATCACTGTGGCCGATGCCGGAATCTGGAACTTGCAGTTTTCCATTCAGTTTACAAACACGACAAATGCGTCTCAGGATGTGGATGTCTGGTTTCGGGTCAATGGCACAAACGTGGCCAACTCAAACAGCAGATTTGGCTTTGCACCCAGAAAAGGTGCTGGAGACCCATTCCACACCATTGCTGCATTGAATTTCTTTGTGAGCTTAAATGCGACTGACTATGTTGAGATAATGTGGAGGACAACCGACACTGGTGTGTCCATTGAGCATTACGCTGCTGGAACAAGCCCCACGCGGCCAGCAGTGCCATCAGCCATTGTCACAATGAGCTTTGTGTCTAACATCACCTAAATACTGCCATGTACATACCACTCAAATTACCCCCAGGCATCTACAGAAACGGGACTGAGTACCAAGCGGCAGGCCGCTGGTATGACGCAAACCTTGTGCGCTGGTACGAGAACACTTTGCGGCCCATGGGTGGCTGGAGAAAACGTGCAGCTGGCCAGATGTCTGGCTCATGCCGAGGATTTATCACTTGGCGCGATAACAGCTCCAACCGATTTATTGCAGCCGGTACAAATACCAAGCTCTATGCCATGAATGAGGCTGGGACACTCAAAGAAATCACGCCTACTGGTTTTGGAACTGGTCTGGCCAGTGGAACATCAACGACAGGCTATGGTTACAGCGCATACGGCACTCTGGCCTATGGCACGGCAAGGCCAGACACGGGGACAATTACCCCAGCCACCACATGGTCCATGGACACTTGGGGTGAGTATTTGGTGGCTTGCTCAAATGCTGATGGCAAGATTTATGAGTGGCAATTGGGTTTCACAACGCCCACATTGGCAGCGGCCATTACCAATGCACCAACATCAAACAAGGCCATCTTGGTCACGCAAGAGCGAATTCTCTTTGCCCTTGGCGCTGGTGGAAACCCAAGAAAAGTGCAATGGTGCGACCAAGAGAACAATACGACTTGGACACCGGCAGCCAACAATCAGGCTGGCGACTACGAGCTGGCCACGCCTGGCACACTGATGGCCGGCAAGCGCGTCAAGGGTGTCAACCTACTGTTTACAGACATAGATGTCCACACGGCAAATTATGTTGGCGCGCCATTTGTCTATGGCTTTGAGAAAGCCGGATCAGGCTGTGGCCTTATTTCAAGCCAGTCTGTGGCGGCCATTGACACTGCTGCCATTTGGATGAGCAAGTCTGGCTTTTGGATTTATGACGGCTATGTCAAGCCACTGCCAAGCGATGTGTCTGACTACGTCTTTGGGAATATGAACTTTAACCAGGCATCCAAAGTCTATGCTGTTCACAATAGTCAGTTTGGTGAGATTTGGTGGTATTACCCAAGCAGCCAAAGCAACGAGAATGATTCATACGTCATCTATAACTACCGCGAAAACCACTGGAACATAGGCTCATTGGCCCGTACTGCTGGCACTGATGCCGGAGTGTTTGTGAGTCCATTGATGGTCTCAACCGATGGTTACATCTACGAGCATGAAGTTGGCTTTGCCTATGACAGCGCCAGCCTTTATGCTGAAAGTGGCCCAGTGCAGCTTGGCAATGGTGACAACATCATGTCGGTCAGGCAAGTGGTCCCAGATGAGCAGACATTGGGTGAGGCGGTGGTTTCATTCAAAACCCGAAATTACCCGACTGGTGACCAGTCCACATTTGGGCCATACACGGCAGCCAACCCGACCGATGTCCGATTTGCAGCGCGTCAGGTCAATGTGAAGGTGACTGGCGCGGTACTGGCTGACTGGCGAATTGGGGTGATGAGGCTTGAGGCCATCCCAGCCGGTAAGCGATGAGCGACCAAGAACATTTGGACAGGCTGCGCCATCATGTGGAGGCTGCCTTAGAATATAGCGGAGGCACACATAATTTTGACGATGTCGCTGAGATGGTCGAGGATCACAGATTACAGCTGTGGCCGGCCAAGGACTCGGTGGTATTGACAGAGATCATTGTCTATCCGCAGCTAAAGAATTTGCATTATTTTCTGGCTGGTGGCGACCTAGATGAACTCTCACGGATGCGACCATTGATCGAATCCTGGGGCAAATCAATTGGTTGCACCAGGGTGACTCTGGCAGGCCGAAGGGGCTGGTCAGAGACATTTTTGAAAGACGAAGGGTACAAACCGAAATGGTCTGTACTTGCAAAGGAACTTTAGGGGATAAATATGGCCACAAATACAGAACAATTCCTTGCTTATTTGCAGACCCCTGGTCTGACAGACACGCAAATTGCTAATGAAGCAAACCGACTAAGTGTCAATGCTACTCAGATTTCACAACTGACTGGTGTGCCAGTCGCAGAAGTGCAGTCTAGGCTTGCTACACCCACCAACACAGTCGGTCGCATAGTTACTGCTGACGACACTGTCGTGAATACTGGTGGCACGGCTGGTGGCACGGCTGGTGGCACAACAACCCCAAGATTTGGCACAACCCAAGAGACTGCGTTTTATAACTTTTTGCAAACGCCTGGTCTAACTGACAAGCAAATTGCCACTGAATTTAATCGTCTTGGATTAACTGCGCAGCAGGCATCAAACATGACTGGCGTGCCAATCGGTGAGATCAATGCACGACTGAAGACAATTTCAACGCAAACGGCTGCTGATGCGGCTTCTGCTGCTAATGCTACTGCACTGGCTAATTCGCAAGCTGCTTTGGCTAAGGCTAATGCAGAAGCGGCAAGACTGGCTGGATTAAATAAAACAACAACAACAGGAAACCAAGCCAATTTCACAACATTTTCAAATTGGCTCAAATCAACTCCAGGCTTAACTGACACACAGATTGCAGCCGAGGCAAATCGTCTTGGGATTTCGACTGGCCAAATATCTGATTTGACTGGTGTGGGACTGAATGATGTGCAAACACGATTCAATGCAGTCGCACCATTTTCAAATGCGACACAAGGCTTTGCGCAGAACTTTGCTAATTACCAGTCAATCCCAATTGGCGCTCAATATAACCCTGGTGTAACAGCCGGTGGTGCATCCCCCTACTCTCAGGTTATGGGCCAGATGAGACCCGTGGGCAACCCCTACGCTGGCGTGGTCGGCAATCTGAGCATGGGTGGCTATAACCCTGGTCTCTATGACCAGATCGCAGCCACCAATGCGGCTAAGACTGCGGCTGCTACTGCCACTGGAAATACTGTTGTTGAAAGCGGTGGCGATGGCAATTCCACAGATGGGGGCGTTGGCGAAAGTGTCAGTGGTAATTACAACCAAGGCGGCATGGTCAATGGTCTGTTTGGCATGAACCCACCTGGTCCAGATGATGGCGCTGGATACCTAGATCGTGGTGAATACGTCATCAAGAAGTCTTCTGTCAACAAGTATGGCAAGGGACTTCTGGACATGATTAACGAAGGCAAAGTGCCTGCCAAGAAAATGAAATCTTTACTCGGATAAGGTGGCGATATGTCAAAAGGTGGAACAACTACATCGACAAGCTCGATTGATCCTCAGATCAAAGAAGCATTCTTGGCCAACTTTCAGCAGGCCCAAGGGGTCGCTGGCGCTTTGCCGACTCAGCAGTT